CGAGATTGCAGCGGCAGCACTGATAGTTTCCGCATGACCTGGAGGCACCAGGATAACGTCGCCGTTAGAAGAGATACATTTGCCAATCGCGCCGTCCAGCGTTGCCAATGGTTGCTTGGGGTTGGTCCCAGCGTTGTCGTTATCCGCAGTATCGGCGCCAGAATCAACGTGGTAGATATTGCCCATCGTGAGCAATGGACTTCCGATCCCGCCGAATCCCTCAACCGGGACTCCACGGCTTTGAACGCCTGATGGAAAATTAGTAGGCATTACCAGTCCCTCCTTTTAGTGCTGAGTGGAAGGCCGTTGCGTTTGCTTGCATGGGACACTTCCACTCAATGGCTCAAAGAGAGCCTCTTTGGCGGAACCAGAGCGGGACCTGGCCCGTGTCCCGCTCCAGCTTTGCCTGCCAGGTATCAACTAGATTTAGCTAGGATTTTGACCGTAAACCCAACGCCAATCGGTCCAGCCGATCCCATACCTCATGTAGCCTCTGTATTTTGCCGTGAGGCCGTCGAAGTCTTCAGACTGGCTGAACTCCGGGCGCACTCTCCATTGCCAGATGAGGTGTTGCTTCATCAGGGTGGAGTCGATCAAGAACCACGCATTGGCATCAGTCAGGCGGTTCCAGACCACAGGCCGGAATCTACCACTGAACATATTGACATCAAATTGGGCCGAACCCGGCTCATAGATGGCGCGTTCACTGACAAGTTGCGTGGCGGTCCGCTCAAGTTCTGGTGGCACAAGGAGCATATCCGGGTTGATACCCAGAAGCTGGCCTGCGTCATCAGTGAAGTTCCTCATCGCTTGCCGGGTCGTGTCCAAGTTGTCGATGGTTAAGGCAAGGGTGCCTTCGTTGCTTTGCGTATTATTGGTATCTGCCGGACTGTGAGGATGCGCCGTACTCAGGAGAGCCACGCCGTCACCGCCGTTGGTACTCGCGCCCATCCTGTTAGTCCCGCTGTCCGTGAAGCCATTGATGAAGATATTGGCTGCATCAGTCTCTTGTGTGATTCCGAAAGCATCCGCCATATTCTGTGCGCGTCCGGTGATTTGGTTGCCTTGCTGGTCATCCACAAGCCTGCGCTCGATCTGAAGACCTTGCGCGAACTCATAGTTGCGGATATCCACCCGGTAACCAGCATCGAAGTCGGTATATGGAACCGTCCCTTCGAACGGTGGGACCAGACCTTGCGCTCCAAGTCCCTGGTATTGCTCCTCATAACGGGTTGAATTTTCAACCTTGAAGAGCATATCTATCATTGGCTGCGGTCGGCCCATGGCAAGGTTGAAAGTCCTGACCAGAGGCGGAGCCAACAGGTCCGCAAAATTGCCACTCGTTAAAGGCATCTAGCCCTCCTATTGAACCTTGCTTAGATAGTGGGTCGGTGCCGTGAATTGGACCCGCGTTTCGTCGCTGGCTTGCCGTTTCCGTTCAACCACCACGAATTCGTTGTTGGACGCGGATGCTAGAGTCTGCGCTCCAGTTGCTCCAGAGATATCCAGCAACGCTCCGGCAAGCCGTGCGTTGGTGTCATTGGGGTCTGCGTAGACCGCGTCCGGGTTGGCTATGACCTGCACCAGTGTGGTGGAGTCTGTGCCAGCCACAACGCCTGGTTGACCGTCCGTTGCGTCATCCGGGTCATCTGGTCCCATGAAAACGCCGACGGCGGCAACGTCACTGGTCACCATCAGATCGACTTCTCCAGATTCCAGATTCAACATATCGCCTTTGGTAAGAGTCTCTGAGTCTTTCATCAAGAGCTTGAGAATCAGAGGCCGGCCACCGCTGACGTTGTAACGCCATGTAAATCCATTTGCTGCCATGATTTCTCCTTACGGGTTCTATCCCCGGTTCAGAAGTTAAAGTCCTTGTGCATACTCTTCAGCCGTCAAGCCCATCATCCGTGCTGCCTCAAGCTGTAATTCCGTGAGGCGCACGGCCTGGACCGGCTGCCCAGACTCAGGATTGATGTTTGGAGTCCGATTATTAGTTGCTCTGAGATACGGCTTGTCCTCCAGGAGACTGGCTATGGCATCATCAACTCCGGTCACGTTACCGTCTGCATACTGGACATTGCTCCGGTCCAGTAACAGGAAGGCTGCATCCGGATCGACCACGCCCATCTGTGAGGCACGGACCTTGACCTGAGAAGCTATCATCGCATCCGCGATCTGCTGCTGGGCGTCGTTGACCTTCTTCTCAGCCTCTATCGCCCTGGCTTCCATCTTCTCCGCTTCGGTCAATTGTGCCTGCTCTAATTCATCTGCCCGTGCTGCCCGGTCCTTGAGTTTCTGATAATCCGCAAATTGATTACGGACATCCCGTCTAGTCTGAGCCTGTAACCGGTTAACGTCTTCCTGAGTAAAGGTCCGTTCCGTTGTGGCTTCAGCGTCCGGTTGAATCTCTGGCGGAGCAACTTGAGCCGCCTCATCTCCTATGGGTCCCGTGTTCTCTGTGGTCATTCTGCCCCCCCTACTTATACCCGCCGGGTGGCGGTCTTATAGGTCTATCATGAAACCAAAAGTCGTGCTAGGAGAATCCTTTCGACTTATTCTTGCGTAGACGCTTATCTTTGGGCGGTCCGTGCTTGACCCGGCCTTTTGGCTTGTAACTACCACCCATCTTCTTGCCCTTTCCTGGCATATGATTCCTCCTTCTTTAGATACCGTCACGGGTCGGAGCAATCTCTCATATATCCACAATTAGGACAGCGGACCTTGCAGCTGTTGTCCATCGTCTCGGCACCACAGAGGATGCAAGTCTCCGGTGGGTCCACCGCCTTGTTGTCCCAATAAGAGATGCGCCGGCCATTACCACGGGTCCCGCGTTCTGGCCTGCTCTGAGGCTTCTCTGGCTGAGAGTGGTTCGTCGTCTCCACAATGATTCTGCTCCAGTCCACAATTTATGCACTGCCGTATAACGATCTCCGACGCCTGGTAGACCTTCCGCTCATAAGGCCAGAGCGGAGCCAGCACCAGATCGGAAGATTCGCACCTGTAGCATTCCATGTTTAGGTAACCTCTTCTTCAGCTTCTACCGCAACATCACTGACGGCATCAGCATTCTCCAGGTTGATAGGTTCTGCTTCAGCCCTACGATTGCGCCGTGGTCGCGGTTGGACCGGCTCCACCGCATCATCGGTGAACCTGGCCCGACACTTGTCACAGTATTGCTCACCACCCCGGTCCTGGCTGCTACGGTCACAGAATGGACACCACATAACACCACGCCGATGCCGGATGACCGGCTTGACTTCGCCATCAAGTTCTGCTTGCATCTTCGATCTCCTCTTGATTTAAGATTGCCTGATAGGCTGGATTCTCCCGCCACATAATTCCTTGGTCCCCAGGCTGCGGCAATCGATGGTCGATGGTCCCAAGAAATATGCCGTCCGGGATACCTTCTGGAAAAGCAGCACAGGCCAAATCCGTGCCGATATCGCCTATATACCAATAACATGAGATGCACTGACTGGATATTCCCGTCTTAATGACCATCTGTCTCCTATTGTCGGAAGATGCGTTCTCTGTCTGCATATGTCGTGTTGGCTTTCATCACGTCCTCAATGAAAGAAGTGACTTCCGGGCTGTTTCTGGCGCCACCTAGCCAGATATGCTCAGTGAAGGCTTCCGCGAAATGTTCCACGTCATTCTTCATGGCATATTCACTTAATTGACGCGCTTCAGCCTTGCCTTTCTTGCCGTAGCGGAAAAGGTCCAACGACCGACGCTCGGTAAACCCCCACCGTCTGTGTGCATAATGTCCAATCTCATGTGTGATGACTTCTTTTAAGAACTCCTGACCAGTTGTCGAGTGAAAACGCTCGGACGCAGCTTTTGCCAATGAAGTCTTTGCTTTCTTAACGGATTTTTCATAGCGTTCGATCCACCGTTTATAATCTGTGCCAGGAACCATCCTCCCTTCTAACTCAGGGTCATAAATTAAATCCTTCGGAGCTTTTTTCTTCTTCCAGTCGTTATATATGCCACGCTTAACTGTAAGTTTGGCCTCCAAGTCAGCAAGTCTTGTTCCACCTTCTTCAGCTCTCTGTTTTACATGAGCATTATCTGCCAGATTGCCTCTATCCCAAGCACGGACTGAGCCTTTCTCAGCACCAATCCTTGCTCGTGATGCAGAAGCGGCATTGATATGAACTCCATTGCCACTTTGATAGGCATAGGCTCGGCCAAAACTACCACCTCTGCCAGGTAGTCGTTCCGTGGTGATAATATCCAGCGGGCGCCAGCGGTTCCTCACAATAGTGACCTCAACCGCCTTGTTCACTTGCTCTGCGGCACGGATCGAGAGTCCTTGGTAGTTTGCCTCGATTGCCCCGCCGACCGCTCTAGCCCACGCTTCCTGCTCACGCACCTGTTCATTGATTTGTTGCTTAACTGTCCCTCGGCCAATATCACTGGATAAATCCAGAAAATCATCAGCATCATCCACCCATCCTGGCGGCAATGTTGGCTCTGGTGGTGCCGTCCTGGTGCCACGCACCTTTACTCCGGTCTTAGGGTCGATCAAGTCATCCGGTAGCGGTGGCGGTTCCGGGACGGCAGCTTCTGGTCCGGTTCCTGGCCTACGCCGTGGAGATGGTTTAGGTGGAGCCACTCCGCCCGGACCCCTCTTACCAAGACCAAGGTCTTTGATCGGCCGTATGACCGCTGCATCACCCCAGACCTTGCTCGTCTTCACGGTTGCCAGCTGGTTCAGCTGTATCTCTCCAGCCTGCCAAGCCTGCAATCGAGTGTTACCTAGTATCTTCCGCTGCACTATCTCATCTTGCCGGCCTAGCCACTCACGCGCATCTTCCGGAGATTCCTGACGCTCAACGTCCAGGCCCAGGTCAGCATAATCAAGCACATCCGGCACCATCGAGCATCGGCCGTTAGGATGCTCATTCAGTGGTTCATTCAGTCCATAGCGTTCACCGTCCAGCGCGATGCAAGCCATACACGTCCGGCCAGACTTAGCTGCCATCCGCCGATAGCCTTTCACTACTCTGGAATTGCTGGCGTATTCCAGCCTGGTGGCTTCCCGAAACGCACGGTTAGTCTCGGTCCGGGTGATGAGAAGTGCCCTGGTGAGAGGCATACCAGCTGCCGTCTCGATCAGTTTCGCCGTGCCTCTCACTCCTTTACCCATGCCAATGCCCGTATTGATCGCGCCTCTGACCTCTTGTGCGGCTTCCACGCCAAGAGGCTCCAGCAACCGGCCTACCGGTTTGCCGTCAGCCGCTATGCCTACAAAGTTAGTGAATGCGTCATCCGGCAGGCGGTTCCACTCCAGCCCGATATTCGCCAGGTTGTCCATAGTCACGCCGTTAGGTAACGCTGAAGCCACTGTCTGCCTTGCTCCGCGTCTAGCCAAGCCAACCGCCGCTCTCTGTCCATCGGTAATCAAACCTCCGCCGGCCGTGGCAAATTCATCCATCCGGGAGAGGAACTGACGCTCGATATCCTTCAAACGCCTGGACCGCATCACTTCCCATGGTTTCAGATCGCGCTCAACACTCTTCCTGACCAACTCCTCCATCTCTCTGGTCAGCTGGTTGTAGACCGGTGCATATGACCGCATCATGGAAGAAGCCTGCCGTGCATCCAGGTTCTCCATCTGCTTGCTGAACTCTTCAACCGTCTTCTGTGCCTCAGAAGGTCCGGACATTCACTGCTCCTATCAACCAGAGGTGATTATCATCCTCTCTATGAACTCCATCGTGAGCCGTTCTCCACAGCCCATGCACTTGTCATAGCTACCCTTGTCCTTCATATCGTTGCTGCCGCATATAGGACAGGATTGCGGCAAGGTCATGCCGAATAAAGAATAGGAAACCCGGTCAGCGGTTGAGGTATCTCTATAGTGAACGGCGCATCCGTAACCTTTCAACGTCAAGTCCGGGTCGGGAATGAAAGAAGTGACTTCCATATCATCAAATATGATATCCAACTAAATCTCTCCAGCATTGAAGGTCCGGAGAATCTCGGCGCCGATGTTGGTCTGCTGCGCCGCTTCGGTCACGCCGTCAGCATCCATCTGATCGATCTCTTCCTGAGAATAGCCAAGTTCTCTCCATATCTGGTGCTTAGTCACACCTAATTCAGACTTAATCCGGAGTGCTTCCATGTGGGATTGCTCATTCCGTGTCTCCGGGTCACCCCAGGTTGTCTCCAGGATAGCGTCCTCCATGACGGTGATGGCGGAGCCAAAGGCAGCTTGAATCTTCAGAGCCATCATCAGGCAGTCTTCCCAGGAGTTTCCAAAGTTAATCTGACGCTGTTGCGCCTTGTTCACCAGGCCACTCTCCGCCGTCTTGAGTGCTTCACCAGATGGAACTCCAGACATGATTTGGAATAGATGCTGCGGAGTCCGGGTGGTGCCAGCGATATGTTGCACCAGGGATTCGATGGCCTTCAGCGGACCGTCCACCGTGGCCGCTGCCCATTGCCCGACCTGACCACCGTCATACTCCGAATGAAATTCCGCCACGCTTCCCGGCATGATTTCCAGCCTGGAGGAATTGTGCGCCACGTTGAGCGTGTACCGCTGGGGGAAGGCCAGCGTGTCCAGAATCATGGTCAGGTCGATCAGAGTTTTATTGAGGAGGTCTTGCATCGGGATAACGTTGATAATCTCCGACTGTCCGAAATCTTCTCCCATCGGGCGGTTCCGGAAGTGGATGAGAGGTATACCCAGCGGTGCCCCAGTGCGGTCCAACCACGGGACCGGCCATTCCTCATCCATATCGTCCTGGTAAGGTGACCAGATGCCACCTTTGGCCCGATACTTCTCCACCCGGTCCGGATAGTAGAGATTGAGGCGTGTCTCAGGCTCATCTCCTATATTCGGATGAGATATCCACTTCTTACTCACCCAGTCGATCTGACGGGTCGTCTCATTGTAGTGAGGCAGAATCATCTCAGGCATCTGGTGCGTCCATCTTGGACGCTCGGCTTCCGGGTCCCAGTCGCAGATGATGTAGCTATCGCCTAGCATGACCGCTTCGGTATGCACCACGACCTGGACATAATCCATCCGGTTCTGCTGCCAGAGGTTCCATGACCACTCCGCAAAGTCCTCATCCTCAGAGTTGAAGCCAATGACTTTCAACCTCTCGGCTAAACTGTCCACCACCACGTTCATAAAATTATCCCGGAAGGCCATCCTTGGCGGCAGGAACTTCTTGAGTCGGTCCGTGATGGCGGTATCATGCTCACCGCCGTAGTAACGTCTGGCAAGTTCATAGTCATCTCTGCGGTCGTCTGCCTGTTGCTGAATCCACTGCATCAGAGACTCGGTAGCGGGATTCAAGCCGGTTGCGCGTAGTACCATCTCTGCTCCTATCTCCTGTCTGTGTCCCAATAGATGGGATTGTCCGGGTCAAGACCAAGCGGGTTGTCCTCTGGTCGGATACGCCGTGCCCCTACCAGATGGTGTACCACAGGCTCCAAGCCATGACTGTTCCGGAGCCTCATCATGGCTCCTGAGAACGCATCCACCTGGTCATCATGCCCGCCAAAAGGAAACGCCTCGATCTCATCCAGGAAGGTGCTAACCCAGGCACCACGGAGCAATCGGATATTACCAACCTCGGCCTGACTAGATACCGGACCGGCACGTTCCAGTTTGGACCCAGTGGCTCTCTGACCTCTCACGGTGTACTCCGGGAGAACTCTGGTCACATAGTTATAGATGGTATTCACGCCTGACGCTCCAGGCTCCTGCTCGATCACGATCTGAGTTGACCCGGTATCTATGGCTGCCGTTTGTGCTATGCGCCTCTCAACTTCAGCTGGAGTGCCACGCATCCTCTGCACATCCACAACATAGAAAAGGCCATCCGTGGCGTAGTCTATCCTCACGCCGGCCGTGTAGTCAGGGTCAGCACCTGGCCGTTTAGGCGTGGCCGCAAGGTCCCAGTAACGCACGGACCGGTTGATGAACACGGGAACATCCTGGACAAGTGAGAACCATTCACGCTGGAATAGGTTGCCAGGTTGTCTTGCCGTCCAGTCACCCTGGAGAAGTTGGCGCCTGGTGACCGGGTCAAGCTGGTTCAACGATTGGACATACGCATCCTGATCGAGATACGGGTTATCCGGAAGTCGGGCAGCTATGAATACCCGACCAGCCTCATCGGGCGTGGTATCCAGGAACCGCGACCTCACCCATTCATGGCCGACTCCGCCCGGATTACTGGCTGACCGCATCCTCAAAGGCACCTGGCCGGCGGTCCCACGCCTCAGACGGGAGAACATATACCGATAACCGCTTTCCTCAAACTGAGTCAGCTCATCGAATCCAACGAACTGGAACTCGGTTGACTGATATCTATACTCATCTCCGGTATGCTCCAGATAGCCAAATGTCAGCGTGGCTCCGGACGGGAAGGTCCATGTCTTGGTGGCCTCACGCCACTGAGCATCCGTAGGCATGAGCCACTCTCTAGCACGGTCCATCAAGGCTCCTGGAAGTGCCAGGTCCGTGTAAGACCGGCGCAATAGAAGAGCGGCATAGTCAGGCTGATCGACATACTGGAGCGCAGCCATGAGCAAAGCGTCACTCTTCCCACCACCAGCGGCTCCGCCGTAAAGAGCCTCAGAGTTATCCAGGAGAAGGAAGGCTAACTGTTTAGCGGTCGGCTGATGCGGGATATAGCTGGTCCAGGGTAGAGTCAGAGTGTCCATTTGTCTCCACCCGGACTGCCCCAGCATCCTGTAAGGCTTTAAGGGCTTCGGTAACGTCGGCAATATCTAATGTCACCACCTGATGCTGTATCGGAGTACCTTCCGGTCCGCTATGCTCAACCCGTGCTGGCATATCGATACCAGTCACATCTCTCATATCCTTGATGGTTTGCAGACAGACCTTGGCGCATGAAACGTCACCCGCCAGCATCCCCGGCCAGTAGACCGCCATGATGCGCGTCAGTCGCTCTAGTGTCAGCGACCGGAAATCCTTGGCTTCCTCATAATCCGTGCGTGAGAGGATGGTATGGACGGCGTTGATCGCGCCTGCATGGCTGGAATAGCCGATCTCTCTGGCTATCTCTGACCAGGAAGCACCACCAAGGCGCATCTCCAGGGCCTTCTTCTGCCGATCATGAGCAACCAACTGCCGTGGTGATAAGGCTGATTCTTTCTTAGGCATCAATTAACTCTAGCATGACGACCCCACGGCACGAATCGGCGGCACCTCACGCATCTCATCTCGGTATTCTGGTTGACCGGGTTCACGGAGAAATAGATTCGCTCATGCCGGCCAATACGGCAGGCCAGGAACCGGACCAACCGCCACGGGCCAACCGCCAACCATAGTGACATGGCTACGGTGGCCCAAATCACAACCACAAATATCAGGCAGCATATGCCAAACCACCGCATCATCGGACGTTGATCGGCTGGTCAACCATCGTGTCCGTGACATTACGGCTGGAGATACCATCTCCAAATGTTGCCGATGCGGAGTTTATCCCCGATCCATCCCCCCACTCATTACTGTTATCCATCGTCAACTTGCCAATCTTCATGAAGTCCCAGTCCCACTGCCCCACACTGGACCGGACACCATCGATCTCGATCAGGCCCACTGAGGCCCCGTTGGTGCCATTTATCTGGAGGATAATCCGGTCCACATCACCACTGGCCTCATAGGTCCCGGACCCCCGGTCTGAATCGATCACTATCTCTGGCACAGTTTGGTCGAACTGAATCTCATTCGTGTGCCCGTCCACCTTGGCGCCAAGGATGGTGGTCCCGATATCCATATTATCAAAGGCTAATGACGGTCCGGAGGAGTTCTTGATAACGACCTCACCAACCCAGATGTACGCTTGACTGCCGGTCACTCCGGTGGTTGAGTTCCTGGTGATTTCAAAACTCTTTGCGAGTTCCGCTTTGCCCAAATCCATGTCCTTGAACACTATCTTATCAAGCCTGCTTTTGTCTTTGAGTCCCACACGAAGCGTCTGTGACCGTTGTCCTGGTGTTTCCGGGTCAGGCTCCAGCTTGTCACCAAAGACATCGGGTAAAGCGTATTCCGCACCAGCTTCCGGCCAGACCGGAGTATCATCCGTTGAGATGACCACAAAGGTGAATGCCACGGCGAACGCTACGCCTACTATGCCCAACCCGGTGATTATCCCTCGGCCGCCGCTGAGATCGAAGGAGACTGACGGTGTTGGGATACGCAATGCGTTCAGCAGGGACAGTCCTGGAAACGCTGGCGCCGTGAAGCGGCTGATTCTCAGATCGCGGTCACGGAGTAGCACCCGTCTATACCGCCAGAGCAGAGTCATCAGGCCGACCGTGACCAGAGATGCTCCAGCAACGCTAACGAATGCCGTTACATAGAAGGCCGTGCCGTCAGACAACCCTAGTGAAGCTATCCAACCCTGCAAGGTCTGGATGCCGGTGCCTATGCCCAATATTCCCATCTATCAATCCTCCGTTGGTTGTGTTTTGCCATCATTAACCAACCTCTGTGCCAGAGTGGCGATAAATGCGGTTGTCGGACCGGAGAAAAGTCCCATTGCAACTAAAACCAGGTCGAGATGCGGAGCCACTTCTGCTGGGTTCGATGTGGTACGCCAAATTATGACCGTGCCCATCAGCACGAAAGAAATTATTATTGGCATCATGAAAAGTATCGTGAGGAACTCAGTGCCGGTAAGAGTCGTCGAACTCTTGCTCCTCAGACGTTCGATCTCCACCCTGGCTTCCACCAGCTGCTCTGCTATGTTTCTCTCTTCCGCCACACACCACCTGGATTAAAGGCTTGTCAAGGCTATTATCACAGATAGGGCCATTTCTTCCATGAGGTGACCTGTAAGACCTTTTCCCGATTCGAGGGGCCTTAAAACGGCTCTCACGACAGGTCAATCGTTAAATCAACACGTTGATTATGTTGATTCTGTTGATTCTCACGCCTAGAAGGCATCTAGGACTTGTGAGTGAAGGAGGTCCCGGAGTTGGTGGCCTTCAGCCTCTTCCTACGGCATACCGGACAGGAGCCTCTGCCTCTGGATACGGCTATCAACGATTGACCGCTGCCACCGCATCTTTGCCGGGTCCAGTGGGCATCACCGCACTGGAAGCCACTATGGATATCCTCCTCAACGTGAAAACCGTTCTTCCCGGTGAACATATGGAATAAATCAAAGAAGCCCATAGTCTCTCTCCGCGATCAGTTTATACATAGCCTAAATCGGTCTCGGTGCCCTCCCAGTCGATGATATCTCTGGAGATTCCGGTGACGGGTTGGCCGGCAACCTCATCGGCTTTGGTCCTTAATGCCCGGAGGAATGATGCTTTGGATGAACTGTTCATCTGTGGAAGTGGTGTTTTCGGGAAGACGGCCTGGACCTCCATCTTGGTTCCTCTTGGAGAACTCACCGCAAGGATTTCCAGGTCCACCGTTCCACTCTCTGGAGATTCCGTTGACCAAACCATATCAGCTGAAGAACTGGGCACGGTCCAGAAAACCAGTCGGAGACTGAAAGTCGTAGGCTGGTTCGCTCCGCCAGCCTTCACCCTCTTCCTGTCAGGCATTTGTTAATCAACACCTTTCTCTATAGACGTTAACTGTTGATTCTTGATGATTGTTAATAGTTGATTATGTTGAATTAACTGTTGATTAAAACTGGCTCATATCCCGGTGGGCCTATCTTTTGAGTGGTTGTAACCGTCATCGGCTCCATCTCCGGAAGTCTCTTCAACCGGTCTTCCAGATAGTTATTGGTGAGAGATTGAGGGGTTGGATGAGTCTCTGATTTAACCCACCGGAGGATGGTCCGCCGATCCACGCCAAGGTCATCGGCGATGGACCGATAACTTATCCCGCGCTGGTGGAGGTCTTCCAGAAGTCTGGCCGTCCGGGCCATCTCATATAGGGTCCTGGATGCGGTTGCCGGTGTATCCGCCACGTCACGTCACTCCTTTGAAACCATGCCGCATCCAATATAGAAGAACCATGTCAACCTGTCCAATCTGAAGCTGATATCGAGCCTAAAGTGGTTGACAAAAGTGGTTGACATTGATATCCTGTCCCTCTGGGACAGGGTGTCCCACCGGCACATTAAAAACTGAATAACGGGCCACAAAGTCGGAGGCAGAAACCACGTTCACACCCATCCGGGTTGGCCCAGCTTGCAAGCCTCAAAGTTAGCAAGTAAGTGACCGTGAAGATGCCTGCGCGATAGATACAAAGAGACAAAAGGTGAGGCGGAGAGGTTCGATCAGAACTTCTCCTAAACCGCAGGACCGGTGCCAAGCCCGGTCAAATCAAACGGTTTGGAGTACATGATGGATTATAAGAAATCAAGTTTAGTTTGTGACCAAGTGAAAACAGAACCCACAATGGAGCATTGGTACTGTGGCAACCCAGTCAAGCATCTAGTCAATGGGAAAA